ATTCGCACTACCAATTTGCACCTCAAAAGATAAAAGTTAGAAATCTTCTGTTGGACATAAAGATTGCCAAAGAACAATTCCCACGGATTAATTTCGAAACTAAGATCCGACGATTGAGACCAACTAACTTCATGGACTTTGACTGGACGACATAAAAATTCGCCTAAATCAGCGTCCGCTGGAGTAGCTTGTCTAAACGTAGCATCATTCTCTCCACTAATCGTGGTTGTATACGCTGGTTCTGCATCAACAAAAACAACGTTTTGATGTTTTGACATATCCATGTCAAGTTGTTGTAGGGTAAATCTATCGTTCACGCGGTATACAACCCCCCGTTAGGCGTTACATAATAAGGGGGAGGGGTGGCAAAGTGGGAGGTCCAAATTCCCAGTACTAAATAATACTTTGAGGATCGCTCAGGAACCCTTTCCCATGGGTATCCTTCTCTAATGATCGCGCCAAGATCACTAGAGTGTATCTACACCCACAGAGGTGTCTTTGCGATTATCCTGGCACGTCTCCTGCGCCAGCTTCACGGAGTCCAAACGTCTCCGCTCAAAGTAATCAAAGTCATAGATTCCAGTAGTCTCGAAATACGGCATCAACTCATGATGCATGATTATTTCAACCACAATCGCATGATAGAAATCAAATTTCTTTCTACCATGTTGATAAGCTTCAAACAAAACAGCTCGCAAAATGTCCGCTGTTTGTGCATACCTATCAACTTTTCGAGAATAAACTGAAACCGTTAACATTCGATTTATGGACTTTACATTCAGAGGAGCATAAACCCATCCATCTCTTTCCTCAAACCTGCGTTTCAAAAATTCAACGCTGGAAAGATCAGAGAATGGAATAGGTTCAGACTCTTTATCTGCCATTGTATAACCCATACCAATTGCTTCCATGTGCTTTGCCATAATCAAATGATTGAAATTTATACCAGATTTTACTCCAGTAAGATTATCATCACCATAATTTATAGGCTGAACACCCTCATTAAAACCAACGAGAGTATCATTTTCACACACGTAAGCATAGCGTTGCAAAAGTGAATTTATAACACAATTGATAACAACAGTCAAAGGATTACCTGATGGATGAGTAAAAATAAGTTGAATCAGGTCACCATTGAAATCAGCAGTGCAATTTGCTACATCAGCAGCAATACAACGCATAACCGTCAAGTCTTCACCCGAGAAATCACCCTGTTTACACACGGAAATGATTACTTCAAAAGCTGATTCAACAAGATAGTTCATAACTTTCTTGTCAAACTTTCGATAATCTCCGTCAAAAACAGACATTTCATGATCAAGGAAATATTGTCGCAATTCTCCCCACTCTTTCGAAGTCACATCAATACCAACAGCATTCTCAAAAAGAAAATGATGAGATTGAAAAACTCTCGCAAAAGTGAGAAAATATTGTCGAACAACAAGACACCAACCAAAAGGAGCACCCGTAAAAACACGAGTATTTTGCTCCTCAATCTTCTTAAAATCTCGAGGCTCATCCTTCAAAGATCCTACAAACACAGGATTAGCCATTTCTCCATTCAGATACTTCCCCATAATTCTCGCAATGTCATCAGCAATTTCATCTGTTAACAGCGATGCATCTGGGGCATAATCTGGTGGATCTGGATCTCTTACAACAAAACGAGACTTCGTCATATTGTAAGGAAACCCAGCACTTGACTTCAAGTTCATAGAATCAATGAACTTTGCTCCT